ATGGTAAAGAAATCAAAAGTAATACAACAAAATACTCATGCAGCTTCAACTACTACGTCTACTACTGTAACCCATCAAAATCCTTCTTCCACACCACCAGCAGGATATAAGAAGAAATCCGGCTGCGGTTGTGGAAAACGTCGTTGATTCCATGACATAGCTTTAGAAATCACCTTATTCTTGGTAAGTTACATGACTGGCTAATCATTCCTCTTAGCCGCTCTAAACTTATAAACCCAAAGCCCATTGTTTCATCATTGCAATGGGCCTTTCTATCTTCATTTTCTACAGGCTTCATTCTAACTGTACTACTTTACGTATACATAGGCTGCATTTGCTGTTACATAATACGTCTTCCCCTTACTATTATGCACCCTATATTGTGAAAAACCATTCAAACTTACTTTTTTATCCATTATGAATCCTTCCCCTTCATCTACAGTACCAGCCACATCTTTATCCTGCCATGATGGCGAATGATAGAATCGTAGATTATCAACTTTAGAGATTACACGCTTTCCTACAATGAAAGAATCCGCCTTACTTTTCGTTTCAAGCTTCACATAAGACGAGTCATATTTCACCCACTGATCTCCACCAAGATGTAACCAACCATCCTTTTCAGCCCATACAATATAAGATTCTGGTTTGTTTAATTGACGTATCTTAGAATAGCTTGTACCTGGTCCTTTACGTAAATTAACTTTGTAACCTTCAATATAAGCGATACCATCTGTTACTGCTGTTGGTACTTCTTCTGGTTTAGACGGAACAGAAACATCCACACTAGAGTTATTATATGCTCGCTGCACATCACTTCTAAACTGTGATTCTGACACGCCATGGCTACGTAAATAATCAATCGGGTCTTCATGATCTGTACCGCCAAGATACTTCCTCACATCGTTATGCGTCCACAATCCTTTTTCAACTGACAGATTGTTATCGTGTAAGATTTTCGCTAACAGCTTTACGTATTTCTCATAACTTCTTTTAAACTTAGCGTAATCGGCTGTTTCACATAACTCTACATGGACAAACCGTTTATTGGCTCCTGGTCCTGCACCATACGCAATGTATCTTGTATCCGCAATTTGAATGGTTTCATTCCAATCCACTGCGTAATGAACGAATGCCTTTCTCCAGGTACAAGTTTCATAACGTTGAATATTAATGGCAGGCGCTTCTGGTGTTGCCGTACTGTGGGCAACGACTCCTTCATACGCTCCGATTCCGCCTCTGTATGGCGTTTTTGGTACATCAGGTATCAGAATTATTCTATCTGCTAAAATGCTTGTAGACAGCGAAGATACCATACATAATATTGCAATTATCCCTAATAATCGTTTCATGTTTGTTTCTCCTCCCATTGAAAAACGCACCACCAATTGGCGATGCGTTCTCGTTGTTTTTTATTTGTCTGTTTGTGCTGAGCCTTCGTGATTACTCCAGATTCCTAAGGCGACACCCATTGTAAAAATATAGGGGAGTACCTCATCAATAAAACTTTTTGTCTCCAGTAACCCAGCCTTTGCACAAATAAATCCCAAGAGGGAGGCAAGTGCCACCCATGTTTTCCAGTTTTGTAATCGTTTTTGGATTTTTTCTCGTTTCATATCTAATCCGTCTCCTTTTCGATTGTATCTAAGCGTTTATGCGCTTGTTTCGTGCTTTCTTCTACCCTCGTGACTCGTTCTCCCAGTGCGACCATTTGTTTTTCACTCGCTTTTAAGTCAATCCGGATATCATCCACACCTTTCCGGATATACCCAAGTTCGGCTTTCACTTCCGCACTTTGTTGTCCATCTGCTTTGATGGATTTATATTTATTCAGGGTATAGCCAAAATAGCTGATGGCGAGTGATAATAACGCAATCAGCACACCCAGTTCGATTGTCATCCGTTTTCCCCCTCTATCAATGTTCCTCATCTATATCACAAAAGAGAGACACGGTTGTCTCCCTTTTATTCTCAAGGCCGTATGTTATGCAAAATAAAAAACCTGCTTTTGCACGCTTGATCTGTACTATCTAAATTAAAAAGCTCATTGCAATATGAACAGTACCTCCGCTTGGAACACCGTTCACGAAAATCCCACCATCAGGTTTGATTGTAACTTCACAAGCTGCGGGTGTATATCCATATGCCAGCGCTGGAAAAGCAATGTGCTGTACGGGTCTAAATCCAACTGGTAGTGTAGCGAATACTGCCTCATTTTGAGGATTTCGAACGGAACCAATTACACTAATCTGTTCCCCACTTCTTTTGTACTTCAAAATTCTATCAGAAACATTCTCTACCCCAGTTGTAGGAAGTGTAATCCATCCCGTATCAGTTGCTTGTTTCATTGTTCCATCCGTTCGAAATTCTACCTTTTTGGACCAATCCCAAGTATCCCCTTGTTCTTTTGTAGACGGGGCGAAAATCACTTCTCCTTGCGCCCCCTTATGAATAACCGTCTTGTAAGAGCGACTTCCTAATACAATGGCATGATCGCTCTTATATTCCAGCAATCCCGTTATGGTATCGCCCGCTTTCTTCACAATCTCCATCGCATCTATTTGTTTGCTAACGTTATCTACACGCGTCTGAATCCGTTCCGTTACCCCTTTACATTTCGCATCTGTTTCCTCCACCTTCTTTTGAATATAAGGCGTAAGCGCTGCAATCTTCTGATTCGCTTCATCGATTTCTTTTCGGTGCCCTTTCACCATTTCTAGCGCCTGATCAAACTCTGCGATGTAGTTTTCAATATAAATATTACCTTCCTTGACATCCCTTCTTAGTACAATACGTATATCAGGTGTACTCATTCTTATATTTTGTTTTTCAATGACAAAATAAGCCCTCCACTCCGATGCAGAAGAAACAGCTTGTTCGGATAGTGTGTAAGAGAATATCCCTTTCTTCGCATCTACTATGACTACGTCATCTCGAATAAACCCTCCCATCCCATTCGTCGCTTCATACTTTACTGTACATCCTGTTATATCTATATCCTGTCCTTTGTTTTTTGCTGATACCGTGAGCTTTAACCCATTCTTATCATTTTGTCTGGAACGAATTATTTTTGTAAACACAGGATCTGCTACATCTATCATCATTTCCTCATTTCGCATGCACACCACTCTCCTTCCCTTCGTGTTTTCCCCGTCTCAGCGGTCTTTTCTGCCGCTTTTGCTTATTCCGATGCTTTCTATTTCCTTTTCGTGGTATCGGTTCTACTTCTTCCAGTCTCGCATCCGTTTTTGTCACGTATTCTTGAAACGCTTTTGTTACTTGTGATAGCATACTGTACAGTCCCACACCCGTTTCTTCCGATTCTTTCGAGATAACCAAACCATAATGAGTTGGGATGGCCTCTGTTGTAATTGTCGGCTCTCCGTTTTTTCTATTCAACCGTTTTTCATAGAGAGCAGGGATATCTGTTTTCAGATTGTACTGTTTAATCTCCCAGTTCATTACCTTTTCAAGTGCGCTGAATGAAACAGGACGGATATTGGTTTTATAGGTTTCTTTTGAAGAAACTTTGAAGTCTGAAGCAATTACGCCTTGATAATATGTCCCAAGAGCGGTTTTCACTTGGATATACCCATTGTCCCAACTCGAATTTCGTATGATCGCATTTGGGAGCATAATATCTGTATCTCCTCCAGATGAAGTCCCAATACTTGCAATCCACTTATCATTTCGATAAAAGCGGAACTGATCTTTGACTTTAAACCTCATTTCACTTTGAGCATCTAGGACAATCATTTTATCAGCATCGAGCATGGCATTCCCCGTTTCACTTTTCATATTTCTTCGACGTAAGTTCATAGGTAACGGTACGAGTCCTTTTGTCATTCCAATTCCACCAGACTTCACACTTATATCTGAGAATTGATACAACATGATGGCGCCGCTTGCACCTGTTTGATCTGAATCACCACCTAGAATAAAAGTGGGCTGTATTTCACCTCTGCTATTTTTGTAATACCCAATAAAGGCTCTTACTTTCGAGGATTCATAGAGACGAATAAATTGTTTAGATATATTTACAAAATTAGCGGAATTCGATGTTTTCAAAGTTGAACCTGTTATTTCTCCACCTTGCACTAGATTTCCACTGAGCGTTCCCGCCGTAATAAAATCCGCAACAATTCTTCCGTCACTTGTAATGGCCGTTCCATATGGTCCATTCACACCTGTGGAAGAATACCCTAATCCATTCAAGTTCCATTGCCAAACCTTTTTCGCACTCTTTTCATCTTTTGTATCCATCATTAAAATCCGATCCGGATACATACGGACATGTCCTCCAAACCCTGAATTTATAAGGCTTGTAGCATTTGCTTTTGCTGCATCCAAAATAGAACTTGGCATATTTGATACTTCTTCTTGTACCAGGTCCACCTTACGGGAAACATCTGTAAAGGATTCTTTGAAGTTACCGATCGTTATGTCCAAATACTCTTTTTTTATGGGGTCATATTTATAAGCAATTACCTTCGCTTTGATAGCAACCCCATTTTCTTCATGTATAACTGTAACGGTATCTGCCATATACACACGTTGTAAATGCTTATAATCCTTATATTCTTCTGTTTGGGATAGTTCTTGAAATTCCACTTTGTATGTAGCTTTTGGTTGATCTATTTTTTGGATTGTGAACATGTCCTTAGCAGCTTGACGCAAGCGCCTGTAGGCTTCTTCTAAAGGAACTGCATCCGCTTTGTTTGCGTGCTCTCCAACGGCAGCCTTTATGTCTTTACATTCCACCACCCTAATTTTAGGATGCGGGTATTTATTCATATTTGGACTATCTACATATTTTTCCGGAAGAAACAACCCATCAAATCCCTGCGGCATAATCCTAGTGACTGGGCTTTTCCAATCTACATTCCCTTCATATCCTAATAAATTTTTCTTATGACGAATCACTACCCCGCGATCCATCCCACGATTTTGGAGCATTTTTACGTCAAAATTATCTCGTTTTAATTCCCCGCCCCAACGATTAACAAATGAATGATTTTGACTAGAATCCAATAATGCTTCCACAGGATTTTTACGGACAATACGTGTACTGGCTATCTTTGGTACATCTGAATAAAACTGAAAAGGATGCTTGTATTGGCACCCTGCTGACATACGATTCATAGCCCCATTACCATTTGTTGTTTCAGCGAAAATGTCTTCAATTAGATTTTCTGTTAAGTCATAAAAAATGTGATAACATTGCGCTGTCATCTCACCCATACTGACTTTAGGAGTAACAACTCGAAATAGCTGTTCACCATCGGGGGTTGGAACTTTAATGATGCTCATACCATCTATTTCTATGCCGTGTGGAGCAAACAACGGATAGCTAAACGTAAATGCAAATAAACCGTTGAGTTCTTCCTCAACAGCTGCATGATAGATATGTTTGTCTAGAACACCAATTCCGTTATGCGTAAAATCAGTTTCATCTGGTTTATACAGTGTAATCATACATAACGCCACCTCGGTTCGATGATAAGTTTCGTCACTGCGCCCGTCCAGGTAAGGGTATTTTCTCCAACTTTGAAAAGTGGAAACTCTCCTATCATGTTGGGATTCATGGGTGTCGTTCCTGCATACGCTTCTAATAATTCAGAATCCACGATGACAGCATGTTTCACTCCTTTTATTTGGAATGCAACATCATTCACCATCATCCTGACATCCCCATTCCCATGAATCTCTACTTTCGGAGAAGCTTCAACCGTTCCAAAATTTAAAATGCTCGCTGGTTTTGTCAATACCAGCGGGACGGTTGTGACATATTCAAATGGATCCAGTGTAAATGCCACTTCAAACTCTCCGTACTCTTCGATTTCATTTGCAATATCACCAATTTCAACAGATTTAATTTTTCGGTATACTTCATCATCAGTGAAATACAATGTTTTACCGTTTAGAAACCATGCCTTGATGCGGCGGATTAAAGGTTTTATAGTTTCATCTTCTAATAAATTAAACTTCATTTTTAAAGGGACGTCTTCAAACGCCCCTTTTTTTGTTAACGAACCATGCCGCCCTGGTACTTCTATGTGTTTCACTTTTTGTTTTGCAGTTGGAATAACCGGACGATCTACCATACATATTCGGTAATCACTCGCTAATTCCGTATCAATTCCAATATCCAGCAAATCAATTCCTCCCGATTCCAATATGTAAGTTACGTCCTTTTTGTGCAAACCAATCATCCGCTTTTTCGAACATCTTATTTAAATCATTTTCATTTCGAACAGTCGTGTGGAAAGTAACTTCATTTGTGATTTGTTGTGGCTGTGGTTGAGGTTTCTGTTCTTTCTCTCTTACATAATGTGTCGAAAGAGTTGTTCCTGCTAGTTCAGGAAGACCTTGCAGTATCCCAGGACTATACAAAGGGCTGATATCTTCCCTAGCAAACATACCAAAACTACTCACGGTTTCTGGGGCTAAAGATCGCGGTGCGACTAAACTACGCGAAGGAGCTGTACCTGTACCTATCCCGAAACTCGCAGGTCCAACTTCTTTTTTCTCTACTGTCATCGTTTTCGGAAGGATACTCCAACTATTCCACCATCTTTTCACTTTATCCCAAGCACTAAGAATGTTTCCTGAACTCGTATCCACTTGTTCTTCTAAGTCTTTATAAGAATGTTTTAATGTATCTATACCTTCTCTTTTTGTCGCTTCGGCTTTGCTTTTCACTTCTCTATATTCTTTGTTCGCTTCGTCAATCATTTTGTTCGCTGTTCCTTCGGCGGCGCTTCCTAATTCTCGTTTCATTTCTTCAGCCGCTCGGACTCTGTCATCGCGAGTTTTTTTTGCTTTATCAATCACTTCATTCTTTTCTTTTTCCATCTTTGTAACAGCGTCACTCAGCATTTCAGCAGTAACTCTTTCTTTGCTATTTTTTAAGTTATTCATAATAACTTCTTGTTCCGTTTTGTTTTTCGTTAGCGCCGAAATAGCTTGTTGGTCAGCGACTTCACGTAATCCTTGGATTTGTTTGTTTTCGTCAGCTGTCAAAGCACGTTTTTCTTCTTTCGCTGCATTCCAAATTTCGACGATTTTATCATTAGCAGCTTGCGTTTTTGCTTTTTCCATTTCGTAATGATCTGTATACATCTTTGATATATGAGCTTGTTCTTCCGCAGTTATTGTTTTCATTCCCGTGAAAGCTTCTTGTGTTTTTTGAATTTCAGCGTTCTTCTTTTCTTCGAATGTATTAACAACTTGATTTTTCATATCCTCATATTTTTGAATAATAGGAGGAAGATTCTCATCCGTAATCACTTGTTGTTGTGCGAACATTTCCATAGCGACAGTACCGGCTTTTCCTCATATTTTTGAATAATAGGAGGAAGATTCTCATCCGTAATCACTTGTTGTTGTGCGAACATTTCCATAGCGACAGTACCGGCTTGTTGAGACATTTCTATATAAGAACCAACGACTTTCTTCGTACTCTGGGAGATTTTATCCACACTCTGCACTGTTCCATCAGCAGCTATATTTACGCGATTTTTAAATAAATCTACAGCTGGTATCGCCTCTTCATTTAAAGCAGTGTATATAGCGTATCCTGCTGCTCCAATCGCTGCTGCTCCCGCTAACCAAGGAGCAATTGCGAAAGCTGCAGTTCCTAACGCCGCTCCTAGACCACCTGTAGCAATTCCTGCCGCCCCGACGCCTGCTGTTGTCAAACCTAACGCTGTACCTAAACCTCCTAAAGACGTCACAAGTCCTCCTATAGTCGTTATGATCGGCCCCAAAATCATGAGTATTGGACCTAAGACCACAGCTAAGCTTCCAATTATGGCTATCGTTTTTTTAGCTTCAGGAGAAAGTCCAGAGAAAGCGTTAGATAAAGCTTCGACGGCTGATTTTACAATCGGCAAAACTTGTTCCGCTACATCCAAGAAAACTTCCCCTAAAGGTTCCAACGCTTTTTGCATTTCACGGTAAAGGGATCGTGCTTTCTTTCCAAATGCTTCCTCTTGCGTCATGACAAGGTCTTTCATTTTTCCGTCTGTTCGTTCTAATTCGTCATTTGTATCTGTTAAACTGTAAACAACTTTGTTTCCTAAATCTTCAAATTTCACGCCGAATATAGAAATACCAAGTTGTGTAGCTTTCACTTGATCGTCCATTCCTTTTAGTTCACCGATAACAGCTTTAAATACGTCAGCAGCCGGACGTTTTCCAGCTTCAAACTCTTTCCAAAGATTTTGTGTTCCTTTTGACATTTGTCCCATCGCGTCAGATACACCTTTAGAACCATCTTGCACACGGATACCGAATTCTTTCACTAAATCATTGACATAATCTAGATTGTAAGCTCCTGCATCTAATCCATTCTTTAAGATTGATAGCATTTCACCAGAAGTGAAACCAGCTTGCTTGAATAATGGCGTATATTCAGCTAAGTTGTCCGTAAACTCTCCCGATACATCCAAACCAGCTTGTAAACCAGCCGTTATGATATCTAAAGCTTTATCGCCAGTAACTCCATATTGCGTCATGAGAGCTGAAGCGCCTCGAGTTGTTTCGTTTAAATCTACATCAAAAGTTTCTGATAATGCCATAACGCCCTCTGGAACGCTTTGTAAATCTTCAAGTGGTACTTGCTTCATGTTTTGCCACACTCGCATCACAGCGTCATCTACCTGGCGTAAATGATCACCCCAACCATGTATAAATACTTCTTCAGCTACTTTACCCACATTCTCAGCACCTTTAGCGGTTAAACCTAAAGATGATTGAATTTGCTTTTGTGAAGTATCGAAATCATTAGCCCACTTACCAGTAACACCCATAACACCAACTAAAGCAGGTGTAACAGTGCTGGCTAGGTTAGAACCGATTTCCTTCGTCTTATCGCCAACTTCTTTTAATTTACTACCTGTTCGTTCAGCAACGTTTGCTTGTTCTCTTAACGATGTACTTGTTTGTTCAACTTCATTTTTTAATCGCATTTCAGCTGTTCTAGCTTCATTTAACTTTGTTTCTAATTTGTTAACTTCGTTTGAGTTTGCGCCATATGCTGTTTTAGCCTGTTCTAATTGTTGCTCTAAATTGTGGACCGAACGCGCAGATAATTCTAACTGTTCTCCTCCCCGCCGCACCAATCGCTGCTGCTCCCGCTAACCAAGGAGCGATTGCTAAAGCTGCAGTTCCTAACGCCGCTCCTAGACCTCCTGTAGCAACTCCTGCCGCACCAACGCCTGCTGTTGTCAAACCTAACGCTGCACCTAAACCTCCTAAAGATGTCACAAGTCCTCCTATAGTCGTTATAATCGGCCCCAAAATCATGAGTATTGGACCTAAGACTACAGCTAAACTTCCAATTATGGCTATCGTTTTTTTAGCTTCAGGAGAAAGTCCAGAGAAAGCATTAGATAAAGCTTCGACGGCTGATTTTACAATCGGCAAAACTTGTTCTGCTACATCCAAGAAAACTTCCCCTAAAGGTTCCAACGCTTTCTGCATTTCACGGTAAAGAGATAGTGCTTTCTTTCCGAATGCTTCCTCTTGCGTCATGACAAGGTCTTTCATTTTTCCATCTGTTCGTTCTAATTCGTCATTTGTATCTGTTAAACTGTAAACAACTTTGTTTCCTAAATCTTCAAATTTTACGCCGAATATAGAAACACCAAGTTGTGTAGCTTTCACTTGATCGTCCATTCCTTTTAGTTCACCGATAACAGCTTTAAATACGTCAGCAGCCGGACGTTTTCCAGCTTCAAACTCTTTCCAAAGATTTTGTGTTCCTTTTGACATTTGTCCCATCGCGTCAGATACACCTTTAGAACCATCTTGCACACGGATACCGAATTCTTTCACTAAATCATTGACATAATCTAGATTGTAAGCTCCTGCATCTAATCCATTTTTTAAAATAGATAACATTTCGCCAGAAGTGAAACCGGCTTGTTTGAATAATGGTGTATATTCAGCTAAGTTGTCCGTAAATTCTCCCGATACATCCAAACCAGCTTGTAAACCAGCTGTTATGATATCTAAAGCTTTATCCCCACTAACTCCATATTGCGTCATTAGAGCTGAAGCGCCTCGAGTTGTTTCATTTAAATCTACATCAAAAGTTTCTGATAATGCCATAACGTCCTCTGTAACGCTTTGTAAATCTTCAAGCGGCACTTGCTTCATGTTTTGCCACACTCGCATCACAGCATCATCTACCTGGCGTAAATGATCACCCCAACCATGTATAAATACTTCTTCAGCTACTTTACCCACATTCTCAGCACCTTTAGCTGTTAAGCCTAAAGATGATTGAATTTGCTTTTGTGAAGTATCGAAATCACTCGCCCACTTACCAGTAACACCCATGACACCAACTAAAGCAGGTGTAACAGTGCTGGCTAGGTTAGAACCGATTTCCTTCGTCTTATCGCCAACTTCTTTTAATTTACTACCTGTTCGTTCAGCAACGTTTGCTTGTTCTCTTAAAGATGTACTTGTTTGTTCAACTTCATTTTTTAATCGCATTTCGGCAGTTCTAGCTTCATTTAACTTTGTTTCTAATTTGTTAACTTCAGCAGAATTCGTACCGTACGCGCTTTTTGCTGATTCTAATTGTTGCTCTAAATTGTGGACCGAACGCGCAGATAATTCTAACTGTTCTCCCAAATGACGTTGTTGCATTTGTAATTTTTCTGAAGCTGATAAGCTATCACCTAAAGCAACTCGTTCTTGTTCTAAAGATGATTTTAATTTATTGCTTTCAGTCACTAATTTCGCTTCAGCTTGTTGCAATTCGTTTAATTTCTGTTTTGACTTACCTACTTCACTATTTCTTTCTGCTTCAGCTTGCCGTGCACGATCTAACGCTTGTGTCGTTAATTGAATCTTATTTGACATTCCAGCTTCAGCAATTTGAGCTTTTCTCATCGCTTCTTCGAGATTTTTTACTTCAGTAGAGTTTTCTCCCCACACTTGCTTTGCTCTTTGTAATTGTTGTGCCGTTTCTTGTGTCTTCCTTTTAGCTAGTTCATATTGTTTCTCAAGTGTGGATAGCGAAGCTGCATGTTTATCGACTTCTGATCCAGTCAACTTCATTTGTGTTTGTGTCAACTTTAATTCTTGATTCAAGGCTCTATTTTCGCGGTTCATATCGTTCATATTCTTTTTATAATCCGCTGTATCAGCCCTAAACTTTATTACTGTTTCTTTTGAAGGAGTAGCCATTTATTTTCCACTCTCCTTTTCCTGGATATGGGCTTTCCATCCTTCGTAAGCACTTTTGTTTTCCGCTATTCTTTGAACGTCACGTAAAGGTAAATGCCAGAACGTTTTTTCCGGGATTTCAAAAATAAATACATAGAGACTATATAAATCAACTACGCACTCTATTTCGAATGTCGGAAGCGCTAAGCCTTTTTTCCCGCTTTTTGTTGGAAACCTTTTGCCATGTTGTTTTTATCTTTTTGCTTTTTTAATACAGACCCAAAGATTTTGAACGCTTCTGTCATATCGACTTCATATTTTTTCATAAATGATTCGAAATCCATGTAATCAGAAACGGTTGCTTGACGATACGCTGCATACACAACGCAGAATGTATCTAACAAATTAACGTTCCCTGCATCACCCCTTGTATCTAATAAAGTACTTAAAAACGATTTTCCAATAATGCCCTCTTTTTCTAGATTAAACAGCGTCCACGCAGTTAAATTAGGGTTAATTTTTACCACTTCGCCATCGGTTAATATAATTTCGTTCGTCATTATAAATCTCTCCTTTTAGACAAAATGAAAAAGCGCCAACGAGAGCGCCCTGCGTATTTTTATTTTGGTGTAACCTTACGTAGTTCAGCAGGATTGAATGTAGTTAACCATTTTTTTTGAACGTCTGCTGGCAAGTTCATACCTTCATAGTAGAATTCACCATAAGCGTCAGGTAAAGCTGTAATTTCCACTTCAAATTCTGCTAACTCGTCTGCTCCATTTTCGATACTCTTAACAAATCCAGTAGCGGCAGAGCAATTAGGGAACGCGATTAAACGGTTATTATCTTCGAATGTATCGTATTCTTCAGCGACGAATGAGAAGTCTTCCCCCACACTTTTCATGCCATACGAGTATACATCATTGATTAAACCTTCGTTTTTAAGGCCGAAAATTTTACGGGCCACTTTTAAATCCATGTGTCCTGAGATTTTAACAGTTAATCGTGTTGGTTTCGCTTTTTTCTTTTTCGTTACACCACCGCAAATTTTTGAGATTGTTTTGATTTCCGTTTCTGCATCTAATTTACCGATACATCCGAAAGGGCTTGTTACTGATTCACCTTTAAAAAGTAAACTTGCGTTTTTAATCTCGACGGCGTCAAACACGTCAATCGTAGTTGTAGGCATTTAATTTCCTCCTAATATCTTATTTATTTCTTCTATTAAGGCTTTATTAAGCTCTTCAACAGATTTGTTTGTTTCTTTATCTACACCGCGTTCCATAAATCTTTCAGGATCATTCCCCTTACTTTTACCAACACCCAAATCAGGAAACACTAGATACGCGTATTTGGCTTTAGGTTTTAAAGTTACAGTTAGATTTTCTTTTAAAGTTCCTTGAATCGATTTAGATAGTTTGGCATGTGGTTTCTTTCTATCTGAAATAGGGATGAATCCCAGGATAGATTTTTGCATACTAGGTGAAATCTTCTTTTTCAAGTTTTCATTTATTATCTTTTCTGCAACGTTTGGTAATCGCTCAATGTTTCTTTGATACGCTTCAAATTGCGCCGAATCAACGCTAAACTTAGCAGACAAGTTTGATATTCCTCGTCAATTTAAAAGTGAGTACATCCACAAAGAATTCAGTGTCTTTCTTTTTCATTCTGTCTTTGAGCGACTTATTGCAAGTGTGGCCAGTTTTAGAAAGGCTGCCCATGAATTCTAATTGCAGAATGTCCAAGTCTTCTCTATTTTCCGAGAAGAAATAAACAGTAACTTCCTGGGTGTAATTTGTAGCACCTGTCCTTTCGAATCCGCCAGTCTCAAACACCACATAATGAATTGTGGATAGATTCGCTTCATCTTCTTGTACAATATCCTGATAAACTTGAGCGCCACTGAAGAATGATTCTAAGTGCTCAACCAGTTTGACATTATACTTCTCAATCAGTTCGTTCCGTGTCATCAAGACCACCTACCTTTTGTAAATAGAAATACATACTGTTTTGAAAACGATCAGCTTTAATAATGCTGTAAGAAACGCCACGCAATTTGAGAGTTAGGTTGTCCACATCTTTTCTTTTAAATATAGGAGCATACAACGTTTCAATCTTCCTATCTAACTGTTTCCCCACACTATTCACTAGCTGCATATCCATCTCACGACATGAAAGTTCTGCAAATCTAAGTTTGATCATCTCGACATTTTCATATCCAATTACTTTCTTAGTGGCATTTCGAATTGTTTTCTTCTCCATGACACTTACAAACCCGTCATTGTAAGTCTTTCTATGTCGTTCGATTGCCATTACACTTCCCTCTCTTTTAAGGCAACGTGTAAAATCAACCTGGAAAGTGGTTGTTCAAAGTTCGTTTCATATTGATCAAGAGCATTATTATACTCGTATCGGATGCGATTTATAACTAACTCACGTGCGGATAAATTGATCTTCAGATCAAGTTCAACGCCTACTACATCATTCATATAGTAAACAGAACGATCTATCAGCTTTAGGATGTTATTGTCTTCCTCATCCCACGTAATCGCTAGTGCTTCTTTCACATCATCAAGCAAATCGAAAGGCGATACTACAACCGCCTTTGATTGTTCATTTTCCATATGCTATCACCTCTTATTTAGAAGCTGGTGGTGTTACTGGCGTGTTTGGATTAACTAAACCAGAAATATCGTAAACTAAGAACGAATCATTACGATCAGCACGACCGTTCGCATACATTTTAGCGATGTATAAATCTTCATCTTCAATTGCACGAGTTTGGTCGTACACATCTAAACGTTGTGCTCCGCCTAACCCTAAGAAGTAGTCTTTCGCCATACCTACAACCAGTTTTCCTTTTGGAACAGCGTTAGATTTTACGATTGAACCTGGGATTGGAAGAACATTGTAAGCATAAGTTCCATCCGCATTAGGACGTGTCGTGTAACCGTAAATTTTAGCCCAGTAATCAACTGGATTCACAATTAACATGACATTGTCTGGGTTGCGTTTCCCATCACGAGTAAGTAATGCCATGATGTTACCTAACGTGTAAGGAGAAAGGTCTTTCAGAACAGCTGTTACAGCTTTGTCAGCATTTTCTCCGTTCGCAACATTTAGTAAATCTTTCATCATACCGATAGGTTGATCTTTACCCGTACCGCGAACAATGGCTACTTCTAAAGCAATTTTTAAAGATTCAACTAATACAGTGCGAACATATCGGTCTAACCATACTGGGCCTAAATCAAGCATTGCCTTACATACAGGCATGAAAGCAGATAGTTTGTATTGGCTGATGTGAATTGTTTCGAAACCTTCATCTAACAGTTCTTTATGAGCAGCGCATAATTTACCCCAGAACGCTGTTTGAACATCACCCTTTTTCAGAATCCATTCCGTTAAAGCACCAACGTTCACAAAGTTAATTTTTGAAAGTAATTCGTGGGAACCAACTAAGTCTTCAAATACTCGTTCGATAACAGTTGGTGGCACCAATGCTTCCGTGCCAGCAAAGGAATTACCAGCAATTACTTGGTTGTAATATTTTGTTTCTTGGCTAGTTAAAGCACGTCCACCGCGCGCGGCTAGGATAGCTTGGTCACTAGATTGTACAGAAGCTTGTTGTAGAATTTCGTTTTGAATACCTTGCGCGAATTGTACCAAAGCGTTATCTACCTGTTCAGGTGTTCCACTTGCCAAAACCTCGCTTAAATTTTGACGATTGTCAATTTTAGTTTCTAAATCTTTACCCATTGTAAAGTTCCCCCTATAGTTTGATAGATTGTAATAATGAAGCCATAAAATTTGCTGATTTCTCAGCATTTTGAATACGTTTGTCACCTTCGTTTTCGATAGATACAACAATAGGTTGTTCGTCAATTTCATTTGTAATTACAGATTCACTGACTACACTTGATTGTATTGAATCAGTGATCACGTCACAGAAACCAAATGACTTAGCTTTTTCAGCGGTCATATAAGTTTCGTTGTCTAGAAGTGTTTCTAATTGGAAAAACTCACCGTTAAAACGGCTGTTATACGATTGAATCAACGCTTCGTCAACGCCACGCAACATGTTGGCTTGCTTCTCTAGCGAATCAGCATTACCGAATGCATATGTCGACGCACGGTGTACCATCATAGTCGTATTAGAAGGCATTTCGATTTTGTTAGCACCCATCGCAATTAATGAAGCGGCTGAAGCGGCTATACCATCAATGACGGCAGTTACATTAGAAGGATGATTTTTTAAGTAGTTGCAAATTGCGATTCCTTCAAACGCATCGCCACCATTCGAATTGATGTGAATTTCAATGTCATTCGTAACCCCATCTAACATTTCTCTTACACCTTGAGAAGAAATGTCTCCAAAAGGAGCTTTACCAACGTTGCCATACATATAAATGACTGATTTACTAGTTTCCTGTTGATTGTTCTCCATCATTAGGAACTTCGGTTGAATCTTTTCCATTTCCATCATCTTCACCCCCTTCCATCGTTCCGCTTATCCTTGCTCTTTCATAGTTCTTAGTGACATAACGTTCATTAGCCCAATCTTCTTCTATTTGTTCTTTTCCTAATCGTTCTAACACATCGTTTATACTCATACCACCAACAGCGAATAGTTTGTCCACAGCGTTTGCGAACTTCGTTACATCGAATAATTTGAAGTTTTTCATATCGAATTTGATGTAAGTTTTGTTTAAAAACTGATCTCTAGTAAACATCTTTTTGTTGTACTCGTTAGCAATCATTTCACCGATTGGTCTAACAGAGAACAGTATGAAATGATCCAGGTCACCAGTAGGGTTACCAGAAGTAGATATACCACCTTCGCTCATTCCACTTAATAATGATGGTGGTATGTGGAAAGCAACGGCTACAAAGTCTAACATATCTTTTGCAAGATTCTTAATATCTCGTGTATCCAATTTTTGTAGGTCTTTACTCTGATCTTCTAAATTAACTTGCTCCGGCAAAAACAAAACAGACGCAAGCTTTTCTGGGTTTGTATAATCTCTCATCTTCTCTTCGAAAAGTGCTTGTGCTGCTTTTCCATTCTCGTCTGTCAAAGAGTTCATGAAACGTCCTTTGATTAAAAATCTAAGTTTTCCATTTCCTTTATAATCAGACATGGCTTTTGCCAGTAGTAATCCGTATGAGTTATACAAGCTATCAATAATCTGATTGATAGACTCCTGGGAAAGCCGGAAATACAAGACTTCACTTTCTTTATAAGTTTTCGTTAACATTTCACCGTTAATTGATAATGAATGATACGTAAACTCTGTTAAACCATTCGTAGTTTCGCGATAAAACGAATCAGCTACCCACAATTCTTCGCCAATAGGAATAACCAACGCTTCATTTTCGTAAACAAGGTTATATACAACTTTTGTCCAGAATTCATGAGCGTTTTCATTCTTATTAGGCGCTACATTCAATTGATAGTAGTTTAAATGCCGTTTTAACTTGCCATCTCTGTAAGATTCAAAGTCACAGGCGATTAATGAACGTGCAATTAAATCAATAGCAGCGTTAACGTATAGTTTCTTGTAAGCTATTTCCGCTTTTAATAGCAGTGTTTGACAATCCGGATCGGGAATATCGCTACTACTACCACCTAAAAATGCTTTAAATATGTTTCTAATCCCCAATTCATTCACCTCCTTTAGTTAAAATGACCATACTTGCATATCGTTTAAATCGACTGCATAGTCTTCGATTTCTCCATCGAAATTTAAAGCGTGAGTAAACGTCTTTAGTTAAAATGACCATACTTGCATATCGTTTAAATCGACTGCATAGTCTTCGATTTCTCCATCGAAATTTAAAGCGTGAGTAAACGCGAAAAACCCGTCAGTTTTTCTTTTGACAGGGTCGATTTTTTTATATTCTTTTGAGCCATTTCCTAGTTCGTCCACATAGATATTCCCACAATACCAACGCATAACAGGATCATCGTGGAAAACGATATGATGATTGATGAATAGATGTTGGATTAACGGGTCTAGCATCGCGTGGATATACGGACCGCGTCGCACTACCTCAACTCTTTCGTTAAAACCAGCTTCTTCTAATAAAGGCCTCAAGACTACAGAACGGAATTTATCAATCGCGATACGCTTAATATCGTATGTTTTTGCTTTGTCTAAAAACCAATTGATAACACGTTTGGGCTCAATTTCTTTATCGTAGACGATGGTAAAGAGTCCTTTTTCCACACCAATATCAATAATATCTTGATTAATATCCTGCATTTTCAACGCCTGGTGCCATATGAAAGTGTGGTGAATCCAATAGCGCTTCCCTTCTCGTTTAAATAGCAAACCGACGCTGCAGAAGTCACGTAATTCTGCGTAATCCACACCACCAATACATTCATATTTGTGTAAATCATCAGGTAAAGGTTGATCTGTTGCAAGAATATCCTCATAGGTAGCGATTTTATGTTGAAACAGCTGTTTAGGAATATTCATACGCTTTGTCATGAATTCAACATGCATCGGAATGTTAGTTTGACAATCGGCCCATTCTTCTTTCATCGTTTCGAATAGTTCTTTATTATCTCGAATAGAAGGATTGGCTTTTTCCCAGTTTGCAACATCTTCAACTTCTTCTTCAGAGTCTAATTTGCAGATAAAGGGGAATAATTTACTTTTCTCAACTTCGCCACTCAAAACCATTCGAGCTTTCTCTTTCATATCGTCCAAAACACCACCACGGACATATCCGTCAGTAGTTAAATAGAATGTTCGACCGTCTTTCACTTTACCTAGAGCAGAACGGAAAACCTTGATAGAAGCGTAATCGTCGTATTCATGTATTTCATCGAAACATACGGCTCCTGGTCTTAATCCATCCTTTGTACGAGCATTTGAGGTGTGGTATTGAATCTTCGACTTTGTGCTTTTGTTTTGTATTAAAATCTTAGTTGGTTTATAAAAGGCTTTTCTCAGTTTCTTTTCATGCTTCGGGTCTTCCAATACATTTTTTACATCTTCAAATGTTGTTTTAGCTTGTTTTTCTGATGTTGCAACCCATTCTATATTGTAGTTATGAATACCAAACGGTTTAGATTCCATATAGAAGTTTTGATAGCCAGCAAAACCATTTTTACCGCCACCACGTCCCATAAATATTAATATTTGATTCCACACTAACCTATCAGTATCTTTATATCTGACACCAAATACACAAGCATTAACAAATTTTTGCCATGTAAATAATTCAAATGGAAAGTAAGGAGCCGGAACGTTTACACTGTCCTCAATTGCTTGTACATCTAAATAAACATTTTGGTCATCTAAAGTTTCCCTAACGAGCTTCATTAATTGTTTCTGTTCTTTACACGATTGTATTTTTCCGCTTTCCACAAGTTCCATATACTCATTGATATAAGGATGGTATCTATAGACGTTATAAATCGATGTCATCGTCTTCATCCACCTCTTCACTTACCACTTTAAGCCCAAGTTCATTAAGAATCTTTAACATTTGTGTATTCGTCTTATTCAACTCGTTAATGCTATCGTTTTTCTTCATAAAACCATTTGCGCCTAATACAGATACACCACGTTCTTCAATATCAGCAATCAAATTGTTTTTGATATCCCACATTGCCATGTAATCCTCAACTAAATCAAGAAAATGTCCGTGAATGACACCGTTTGACCTCATTTGACCTAGTAAATCATCACGAATCTTATCTCGTAAATTAGTATGTTCTTGTAATGCATCTTTCCAATGTCGCTTACGCCAGGTATCTCGGACAGTAGTTTCAGCAACACCATATTTTGTAGCAATATCAGCGTATGACATGCCATTTTTATAGTCTTCAAAAGCCAATTCATAGTTCTTTTTCTTGATTGTCACGGTATCACCACACTTTCATTTATGAATTTAGATGTCGAAATAACATGCATTTTTTCTCTGTTCCGCGCGCGAAAAGCAAAAAATAAAAAGACAAATCTCCCCCCTGCGTTGCTCGGTCCCCCAACAAAATTGTTTCTATATTTTGACCGGGGGGTGTCTCAGGAAATTTATCTTACATTATTTTATAGCTAAACCAAAGAATCGCTCAGCATATTCAATAACAATGTGAGCTTCTGTTAATGACATGTTTAGATCATGTTCTAGCCAATGTTCACGTAGACTTTTCTTTACTGTTTCAAGTGTAGTCTTCTCACATGCTCTTGGATTACATATGTGACGTATCTGTTTGTATGTTGTGTAGATATCAGTCTTGAATTGTTTATATAAAGAAGTGTCAGCAGTTGTACAACCATTAGATTTCTTTCGTTCTATTTGTCTTATGATATTTAATTCATACTTGTTTCCTTGTATCGTTAGGCTGTCCACACTTACCTACCACCTCTCCTCATCTACTATCGTGCAGCGCTTCTTCACTATATTCTTCTCTTTGCCGTGTTCTTTGTTATGGCATGGAATGCATAGCGTTTCTAGGTTGCTTAATACGTACGCTAAGCCTGGTCTGTCACGTAACTCTTTGATATGGTGAACGTTCCTACCTTTGCTATACTTACCTTTTCGTTTGCACTTCTGGCACTCACTGTTATCTCGTTCAAGTGCTACTATTCTTATGTGCTTACGCCAATATGGGTGCTTATAGAATTTAATCATATTATCTTGCTCATACAATTTAATGATTTCTTGTATTGTTAAAGGTCGCATTTATATCACCCTCACTTTATTCAGCAAAATAAAAAACATTTATATATTTACCAATTCACGTTTATTTTTGGTCTAAAAAACCAAATCAAACTATATACTATATCATGGGTAGAGAACACACTGTATAGTCCAGACATAAATCACCCCCAGTGACATTTATATAAATTATACAGTTCTTCTCTCCCCCCAATTTATTTCTTCTTTTTTGTTCAAAAATCGTTTAATTTATATATAAAAAAGCACCCTGAATGGATGCTATAGTTTGATTCATAAACTTTAAATCAACATCAATCTCATAATAAATTCATAAAAAATATAGGTATAGGGTTATAAAGAAGAAGTTATAGTATTCTTACAGAAAGACTTATATGTAAGTTTAATAATAGTTTAGACATAAAACCTCATTCTGTTCACTATCCCTATTTTCGTTCGTTGTGTTCGTTTGTTTAATGGTTAGGAAAAAAATCCAAACAAAAAAAGGTATATGAAACCAAATGAAGAATCCTATACTATACCACTATTTTACTCAATCCTTTTTGTACGTATTTACATTTGCAACTGAGACGATTCCATTCGTCTCTTTTTTTATTGCATTCATTTTTATTGGTATAATAAACCAAATAGTAGCGCATAGTAAGAAGGGAAGACGGACAGACGATAGCATTGGCGCATGGAAACACACTACCTTCTTATGTTTCTCCGTCTTCCACACTGACATAGTTTTCTCTCTGAAGGATGAAAAATGCATCATGCAAATTTATACTCCACATGACCTGCCATACATTGCATGTGCATTTTTTATTCCTTTTAAAATGAATTTTACAATCTGGTACGTGATATTTTCTTATCTATACATAAGCGCACCTGTGCCCAAGGTGCCCTTTGATTGAAAATAAGATGATTTGGGTCTTCTATACAAGATATGTACCTCTTCCACGGTATGTGAAAACAAAAAGAGCACTCCCAAAAATGAGCGCTCTGTCTTAAAGATTAGCGAAAACTGTATTTATAACTGTTCTATACTCATGTATATACTCCTATTCTCATTATGCTAAAACCTTTCTTTTTTCCAGCCGAAAAATATCCGTTTTCACGAGTGCTACACATAAAAGCGCGCAAAACCCTTCTCATAAAAAAGACCTTTTTACAGGGCAAAACAATGGTCCTCTAGACGCTTCTCCCGGAAAAAATATGTACTATCAAAATGTTGCAAACTCATTTATATCTTTCTAACTTTTCGACTAATTTTCTTGCAATTTCTGTTGTACTTTTTAAAGTTTCAGAACTGTTTTGTAAGTTTCTTTTCTCATCCTCTGAAATATTGGACCGATGAATGCTTTTATCTAACTCCGTGTGCTCATTATCTGCGATTTTTAAAATTTCTAATAAAATAGATAATAGGTGTTGCTGTGGTGATGGATTCGTCATATAGTTCCCGCCTTCTCATGCTTATTTTACTCCTTATTCAATATTTATCTGGCGTCTCTATAAATTAGAACTCTACTTACTATGTAGGTAGTTACAAATTTTCTTAGCAGATATACCATTTGATAAAGGACATTCACCTTAACATTCCTATAATATTTTGTTGTCACACTTACATATCTCTATTTTATTCACCCATTCTTACGCCCTTTTTATGCCGTTTTTGACTCTAAAAAAGAGAACACTCTTTATAGATGATCTCCCCTCTCAACGGCTCCATTCCATTCACATGGTTTCGGTTTTAGTTGCCGCATGATGCAGCCATTTAGCATATACATTTAATCTGGTAATAGAAGATTTTCATCCTCTTTCACTTTTCCATACTACCATAATACCTCTTTTTTTGAGGCCAAAAGTGACATAATAGTGACATCTTTTATCTTTCTCCCAATTTTTCAGCAATGGCGTACACAATACCATCTCTCCAACGTAAGGCTGTTCGTTTGGTGATGTGCAGCTCTTCTGCGATTCCGTCCCATGTCTTGCATTGTGGCTTTGTCCAATATTTTAATTTCACTAGTCTTTGTTTCTCTCGTTCTAATAATACATATACACTTTCAATCGCATCTGCTAATTCTTCTAGGCGCCTCAGTTTTTTATGTACCATCAGCTGTGTTCCTATGCGCTCGGTCGGACGATTTACGACATTTCTTCTCCCGCCTCCGATATTTTCATCATCATGCGA